TCCCTATCAGCAAGCGGAACAGGCTCTGCGCCTTCTGCGGGTAGTGCATCTATCTCCCTCTCTGCCGCAGGCTCTAGCCAGGCTCCATCGGCCGGATCAGCCTCTATCTCGCTTTCCGGGTCGGGAACGGCTCGCGGCACAGCCTCCGGCACAGCGTCAATCGCCCTCTCGGCGTCCGGAACGAGTCGAGGCGCTACGGGAGGTACCGCGTCGATTTCTCTCGCCGCTACGGGGCTAGGAAGGGCGACCGCTAGCGGCCTGGCAGCCATCTCCCTAAGCGCTTCCGCTGCAGCCCTAGCGAGGGCTACTGGAACAGCCCAAATAGATTTGACTGCGGGTGGATCGGCAGTATTTGGAGCCTCAGGATCTGCATACATTACCCTAGAGGCTACACATATACCTGGACCGCAATATGTGTTGAGTATGACATTGCGCAATAGGTTCCCGACAGTAGCGATCACCTCAGGAGCATTAGCATGAGCGAAGTAACTATTGGAACCCCACTCCAGACATATGAGCTGTTCCTTGTGCGTCGTGGAGTTCAGGGATTCACAATTAACTGGTTTAATGAGAATGGGTCTGCGGCTAGCTCGCTGAATGGCAAGACCATCCGGGTATTGGTTGGGGATAGGGACCTGCCAAGCAAGACCTACGATGTTGTCGCAGTATCAAATACAACAACGTTCAATCTCACATCAGAAGACACCGATTTTGACTTCAACAGGTATGACGGAATGATCCTGTTAATCGAGGGAGCAGATGAAACTCCTCTAGTCGATTTGTCTGTGACGATTGGTCCATCGTAATGCCCAAGAAGCTATCTCTGTCTAAGATCTTTGAGACGGTCAGGTATGAGCCTCATTCGGTCCAAAGAAGTATCCATGCTGCTGCAAATGACTTCCGTTTTCGTGTTGTTTGTGCTGGTCGTCGTACTGGTAAATCAACTCTTGGTGGGCATGAGCTTACTGCCAAGGCAATTGCCGCCTACTACAGAAAAGACCTCGACCCATTCGAGCGCCGCAGTGAACATTGGATCGTAGGGCCGGAGTACACAGATGCTGAGAAGGAATTCCGAGTCTTCTGGGGAGACCTGCAGCGGCTTGGCATTCCTCTTGACAAACCAGGTAGCTACTACGATCCCATCGGCGGAAATATGCACGTTAAGCTGTGGGGCGGACGCTTCCAGGTGCATTGTAAATCAGCTAAGTATCCAGACACCTTGGTGGGCGAGGGTTTGGAAAGCGTCATCCTTGCTGAAGCCGCCAAGCTAAAGCCGATCGTGTGGTCTAAGTACCTCCGGCCAACTCTCGCAGACTATGCGCGGGAAGGCTATGGAGATGCGCTGATGACTAGTACTCCAGAAGGGAAGAATTGGTTTTATGAAATGTGGCAGGTGGGGCAAGCTAGGCGGTCAGGCTTTTGGTCTATTAGGATGCCTAGTTGGGCCAACAATATTGTCTTTCCTGAGGGAAGATATGATCCAGAGATTCTTTCAATGGCTGAAGGAATCAGCCAAGAGAAGTTCAAACAGGAAATTGGAGCGGAGTTCACAGAGTTTGTAGGTCGTGTATTCAAGGATTTTGATGAGGAGAGTCACGTTGCAGATAAACCTTTCAATCCCAGATGGCCACTCTATATTTGCACTGACTACGGATTCACAAACCCCAACGTGGCGCTGTTCGTGCAGCACGACGTCTGGGACAACGTGTGGGTATGCGGAGAGTATTACCGCCATAATCGCACAGCGGAAGAATTTGCAAGGGACGTATTGGAGGACCCTCAACTTGGCCGCATGCTGCCCCATGCCAGGGTGCTATACCCTGACCCGGAAGACCCCGGTGCGAGCGCCACGCTGGCGGAGAAATGGCATCTTCAGATCGGTGGTAGTACGGGCGGTAGACTTCAAGACCGCCTAGACCTGATCAGACGCTGGGTGGGCATTGGTCCGCAGTTCATTGAGTTTGATAAAGACCACAAAGACTGGGTGCCTCGACTACAGATCGACCGCTCTTGTACACATCTCATTAGAGAGATGCAGGATTATCGCTATCCAGAGACCAAGAGTGAGCTAAATGGTCATGAGAACCCAATGAAGAAAGACGACCACGCTCCAGAAGCATTGGGCCGATTCTTCGGCGGACACTACGGACACACAGTATCGGGCAACAAAGCCCGCCAGCGCACTGCAAAGGTAAGGTAGAGGTATGGCTGAGAACGCTCTCACAGGGCAGTATTCAATTATTGCAACGTATTTGACTGGATATGCCCCTTCTTGGCTGTCCTCAGATACCTTCAACAGCGCGCGAATTGCTAGCTACTCATTCTATGACGCTCTTTACTGGAATGACGCTGGTGGATTCCGGATGACGATTCGGGGTGATGAGGAATTCCCCGTTTACGTCCCGTCAGCTCGCAGAATTATCAACACTTTCAATCGATATGTAGCTCGAAAGATGAGCGTCAATGTCGAGGGTCAGACTGCAGACCAAGTAAATCTGGCAAAACAAGCATTTGATGTGCTGTTCAAAAGAGAGCGCTTCTTTTCACAGTTCGAGCACAGCAAGAGAATGGGCCTTATCAAGGGCGACTGGGTGTTTGGCATCTTTGCAGATCCCAATAAGCCAGACCTTGCAAGGATTTCTATCGAGGATATTGACCCGGCTCGATACTTCCCGATAGTAGATCCAGAAAATAACAAGATTACCTGGGGTCAGAGCCTAGTCGAACAGGTTCATATTGGGGATAAGGACTACATCAAGATCCAGAGGTGGATCAAGGCAATTCACCCTGAGCACCCAAACTACAATGAAGAAACCCCCGTCTATGACGCAGATATTGCCTATGACGACATTGTGTGGCAGATGGAGTCTTGGGATGATCCAACAAAGCGTAAGACATTCCAAGTCAATGTAGCCCTAGATGTACTCCCTGGAATCAAGACCCTCCCGCTATACCACTTCGCAAACAACAAGGACCCCAACAATATCTATGGGACCAGCGACCTAAAGGGGCTGGAACGCATATTCCTAGATATCAACCAGACGGCTACTGATGAATCTGTTGCTATTGCAATGGCCGGTTTGGGATTGTACGTATCTGACAGCAGCCCGGTAGATGAAGAGGGAAATGCCACAGACTGGGTGCTAGGTCCCAAGCGAGTTGTGGAGGTTCCCAGGGATGGGAAGTTTGAGAGGATCTCAGGCATCGCATCGGTCGAGCCGACTCAGGGGCATATGGACTGGCTCCAGAGCCAAGCCGAATCGGTTTTGGGCATTTCAGACGTTGCGCTTGGTCAGGTCGACGTCACGCTTGCAGAAAGCGGAATTGCACTTGCGATCCGTATGGGCCCTCTCCTTGACGCAGCCGATCAGAGAGACCAAGAGATCACAGACATCCTAACCCAGATGTTCCATGATTTGAAGTTGTATTGGTTCCCGGTTTATGAGCGTATTAACCTGGGGGATGATCTTACCGGGGCAGTTATCACGCCTGTGTTTGGTCAGAAGCTGCCGACCAATATCAAGGAAGAGTACGACCGCCTTGCGCAGCTATTCCTTGACGGCGTAATCCCAGTTCAGATCTACTGGGAGAAGCTGCGTGCTCTCGGCGTTGACCTTCCGGAAGATGCTGAAATGGCACGGCTATTCGCAGAAGCACAGTTGCTTGTCGATCCGGCCGGTGCCCGCCTTGAAGAAGAGGCGAATGCAGAGGATGTGACAGAGGACGATGGCGGACTGGAATAAGTATGTTCTCAACCGACTCTTCCTAGCAATCCCTGAGTTGCAGATTGATGAGCTGCTTCTGAATCAGCTGCGGAACGAGGGTCTGGTTGATGACGAAGATTTGCGCATTGCTCAGACCGTCCGATCGAAAGGCAAGAAGTATGCAAACCTTGCTGGATCAATGCGAGACAAGAGCCTGGTTGAAAGGCTCCTTCTCGTGGCGCCAGAGATTCTTTCTTCAGCAACAATCGATATCCTGCGTCGCTGGGGGCTCATATCGCCCACTTTGGGCAATACACTTAGAATTGGCCTCAGAGCTGGAAAGGCTGCTGTACCAGGAACAGTTAGCGAGAAAACAATTCTCGAGCGGTTCGCCGCAGCCGGTAAATCAGTGCTCTCCTTTGAAACAATCAACCTCCTCCGCGACCTAGACAACGAGCGTCTGAAAGGGCTTAAGGAAGGTTTGGGATTCGGCAAGGAGGACAAAGACAGAAGGGCTGCGATTAATGAACTTCTGCGACAAAGTGTTTTGCGAGGGAACATCCTCAGATCCGTTCTGTCTACGGGGCGGTTGTCGGCAGAAACCATTGCCGCCGCTAAGAACGCGAACACTGTCTGGGGAGCCCTCACAGTCATCTTTGATGGAGT